GCTTGAGTTGAGTTACCTTCAGCATGACTGAAATCGCCAAGTGTGCGTGTTTGAACGCCTTCTGCGTGTGAAGCACTTCCCGATGCTTGAGTTGTATATCCTTCCGCATGAGAATAAGATCCAGATGTACTTGCAATCCATCCTTCTGCGTGACTAGACTCTCCATCTGCTCTAGTTAGGTATCCTTCGGCATGGGTTCCGTAGCCATTTGCACGATTGTTAACGCCTTCAGCGTGAGAATAAAGACCTGATGCAGATGATGTAAATCCTTGTGAAAGTGACCCCGTTATGGTTAATGATCCAGTTATATGTGCAGACCCAGTAAATGGAAATGCTACGCCGCCTACACTAGGCGCCCATGAAGCTGATACTGCAAATGATGCAGTTCCTTGTAATGATCCGGTAATACCAGCAGTAACTATTAATGAATTTAATGAGGCATTAGAGCCCGACACTATGACGCGATTCCATGATGGCATATTATATTTCCTTTTTTAGATTGCGGTTAGATACATACACTTATGCCGTGTGTGCGCCTACTTCCTTGCGGCCAACAATCTCAATTTAATATAAATATGTTTATCGTGATTTCTTTTCCGTTTGTACAGGTTGTTTTGTTTGAGCAGCTGACATCATTGTAGTAATTTGTTCAAGCTCATTTTCTAGTTTGATTTGCAATGATGCTAAGAAACGTGCATCTTTACCTACAATATTGATTACATCTAGAGATTGTCGCAATGTCTGAATTTCAGGCAATGTTAGTTCAATTGAAAAAATATCCATAACTTATTATTTAGATTGTTCTACGTATTGATTTTGTAGTTTAACTACAAGATTATAAAACATTTCAACTTGCGCACCGGTAATTGTTACATCCTTTAAAGAATTTAAAATGAATTCCAATTCTTCTTGAGATAATTGATTTTGCGTTTCAATTACCGGGGGCTGTGGTGTTCCTATTATTTTAGAAATAATGCTCATATAACTTTTTTATTTAATATAATGAATTTTATGCATACATCCAAATTGTTCCGTCTGTTTGTGTATATATTGCTCCTGCTTGTACAAATTCACCCGTTAATGGTTTCGTTGCTGTGTGAGCAGCTTCTGTAAATACATATCCTGCAAACGATCCGCTAATACCTGTTGGATCAATTGTGTTTGATGTATCAGTTACGCCTGCTTGATATCCCCAACGACCTGTGGTTGAATCAAAACCATATGCAATATTTAAACCTGCATATGAGCCTCGGTCAATTACGATACCACCATCCGTGTTTGTTGCTGATCCAGATGCTAACAAGATGAATTGATCTGCTACATACAAGTTAGAAGAACTAATTGCTGTAATTGGACCGTCTACATATAAAGCTCCTTTAACACGAGCGTCATGATTAATAGTTGTAATACCTGTGCCAGAACCGATATTAATTGCCGTTGCGCCCCCACCCAAGTTAATGGTAGTTGCAGTTGTATTTGCAATCGGGAATGTTGCAGCATTAGTTGTAATACCATTTGTATTATTAACTGCTAATGCATTTGTTGAAATAGTTAAACCAGCAAATGTTGGTGTTCCTGCCGTTCCTAATCCAGTTGCTGTAACGTCACCTGAACTTACACCATTCGTTGTTAATGTATGTGTGCCTTGAGCTGAACCTGCAGCTAGAGTTGATCCAGAAACAATTCCTGAAGAAGCTAAGTTTAATTTTGTATATGCAATTGCTGCAGAAGTATTAATATCAGCATTAACAATTGTATCATTGGCAATCATATCACTTGTTACAACTCCTGATGCTATCGTTGTTGCGTTACCAACCGAAGTTACATTGCCTGTTAAGTTAGCATTGGTAGTTACTGTTGATGCATTACCAAGTAAAGATCCAGTAAATGAAGTTGATGTTACCGAAGTTAAACCTGCTAGTGTAGTTGAAGTTGCTCCCAACGATATTGCTGTACTTCCGACTGTTACACTACTATTTGCTAATTGTGCATTAGTAATTGAACTATTAGGAATTTGAGCAGATCCAGAAAATACTCCAGTACTAGTTAAAATAGTAGCAGCCGTAATTGATCCACCTAAAGAAGTAGATGTTCCTGCTATTGTGATTGCAGAGTTGACTAAGTTTGCATTAGCAACTGTTGCAGATGCAATATCTGTGCCTGTAATAGTACCATCTACAATCATTGCAGAGGTTACTTTACCAGATCCAATTGCTGCTACGCCGCCGGTACCGATAGTAATATCTCCAGATACACCTGCATAAGTTGATGCTGTTACTTGACCTGCAAATACAAACGTATTATTACCATCATTACTAAATAATTTAGTTGTTGATAGTATTGGGGTAGTTTGCGATGTAGGGAATACAGCCGTTGCTGTTACTCCGGTTAAGTTAGCACCATTACCGCTAAATGATCCTGTAAATGATCCAGTTAAAAATGTTGTTGTTTGTGACGTTGTAATTTGTTGATTAGCACCAACATTAACTTGACTTAATATCGCAGCCGAACCCGAAACTACAACCTTTTTCCATTCTGCCATGGCAATTCCTTATTTTCTTTTATTTTATTATAAATATCGCATTATTTTATTTTCTAACTCAATCCTATAAAAAATGATTCAGATGTAAAATATATTCCCCCATTTGGAGCAAATCCAGTTAATTCTGCACTTTGTGTTGCAAAAACAACAACGCCACTTTGTGATACTGTTAATATGGGTTGATTGTTTGTGTTTTTAATTAAAAATAAATTAGTAGCACTACCTGATATTGAGACTAATCCGGTATTACTAATAGATAATGGCGTTGTACTTCCAGATTTTATTATGAAAATGTCTCCAGTAACGTCAACACTTGCAGTTACACTACCCGTTGCAATAAATGTACTAGTACCACTTCCTCCTCCACTGCCACCATTGAGTGCGTATGATGCAGTTACTGCATAACTAGAAGATATATTATATAATGAGCCTGTCTGTAACTGACCTGGTTTAAATTGTCTTCCCATTACGACCATCTCCCTTTAACAACGACTGTATCACTTGCTTCGATAGAATATCCTAATATTGCAGTGTCAAACGTAATTGTTTGCGTGCTAGAACTAGGTATCCAACTATATACAACTTTATCAATATATTGTCCGTTAATATAAACATCGAATTCATTGACAGTTGCTAACATGGTTGTTACTGGATTTGTAGCAGCTGAATGTGCTATTGTTACTGTACCAACAGATACATATGTTGCTATCTCATCAGTTAAATTTGTTAAATATAACATAGTAGCTGCATCTAATGTTCCAGAGCTTCCTCCAGATATAGTTGCAGTGCCGCCATTATTAATAAATTGTTGTATTTGCAATACTTTAGCAGGCACTGTCGTAGTAGCAAATATATTATCTGTTACATCAACGTTGATATCAAATACAAGTTTTTTAACCGAATACATTTTATGCAATGTTGATCTACGTGATTCTTGTTCTGATAACAATGTTCCTAATACCGTTAATGGTACTGTTGCTCGAACTAAACGATCTTCTCCAACTGTATTAACAGTTTCAAAACTAATTTGTCCAATGGTTGTGGAAAATTTATTATTTTCATTGCCCCAAGCAAAACGACCATATGGTAAAATTTGATCAATCAATGAATTCATTTGTGTGGTAAAATCACACCATATCATCATATCATATTCCATAGTAACATATTTAGGAATATCTACTACGTATATTTTTTCTGATTCTTGTGGTATATTTGTTGGAATAGGAAATAGATCGTCTTGATATTTGTTTCGTTCATTGTATTTTGTTTTATAAACACGTACGTTTTCGGATTGAGGACGATTAGCATCCAACGATTTCATTTGATCGCGTTCTGCTACACTGTTTCTTTTCAACATGATAATAGGAGATTGTAACATTCCTTTTTCATCACGTAAATATCCTAAACGACGTACATTGTCCCATTTTTCACCACTTGCAAAAATTACTGGGACTGGTATTGTTTGATCGTCTGTAATTAATTGTGGTTGTATTTCATTTTCAATAAACCATTTAATTGCATAATCAACATCATATGTAGTTCGTTTTGGTGTACGAATAACGTCATCATCTCTTCGTTCTTGATATGCCCGATTCAATAATAGATCATCAGTTAAACCTTCCGTACGCATCGGATTTGGTTTATTTGTTTTACGATCTATGTCCTGTCTATTCAATCTAGGCATTAATATCCTTTATATGCAGGAGAATTATTATCTCCACCTCTTCTTATATTCTTAATACCTTGTGGCGTTTGACGAGTTGCATGAGCGTCACATATTACTGATACGCTATATCCATGATTTGCGCCATTTGGCCATGTTTCTGGATTTTTTCCTACAAAATATTGATTTGCATCAACGTTGTCTAATTCATAGTATTCATTGTCCCAAAATATAATATCACCAATCTCTGGATAAAATGTAGCTCGTTCTAAAATATCTCGTGATATTGCAAATTGTGCGGTACGTGTATATGTATGACCATAATCATCCATATTTGCCGTTTTTGTTTCTTTAGTAATCAAACACGGAATTAAAATAGAATTATAAAATGATTTTGCTTCTGATTCGCCGTATATATTTGAATTGCTTCGTTCAACAACCAATTTAAAAAATTCTATTTCAGTATCAATGATGCCATTAATTAATTCGGAATTGATTGCAGCTAAAAATCTTGCATCTCTAATACCACCAAATATAGCCATATTTCTCTCCTATCCAATGTATATCTTTAATGGTACTTTTGCTAACATTTCATTCATTTGAGTTGCTTCAGAATTTTGACGAGTCATCATTTGTTCTTTCGTCATTTTATCTAAAAATTCTCGCAATTGTGTAATTAACTCACCTTTTTCAGTTTGACCTTGTGATACTAAATCTGCACCATTAAGTGTTACTTCTCCATTAGGAATAGGCACACTTGAATATTTATTTCGTACATATCCTAGCATTTCTTTTGTCAATGCAATACCATACTTAATAATCCATGCACGCCCCATATCATTAATTCTCCCATAGGTTTGATATGTATATGGTATATTTGATGCGTCCGAAATTACATTGTTTAAAAGTGCGGAATTACCAAATAAAAGCCCTTCGTTATTTTTTTGTGTATCAAATATAAATTCAACATATACTTTTGAAAAGAAAGGTGTAGCTGATGTAGACCCAGTTCCTGAAGTTGGAACAGGCCATATTTTTATGTCGTCACCGTGTATCTCAAAAGTGTAATGAGACTTACGTATTTGGTCATTAAATTCAATTGATTGAAGTCTAAATAAATCAGCATTAACTGGCATCATCATGAATGAAACTGACGGAGAAAATCCGCCGAATCCAAATGAATCCAACAATTGTTGTGAACCTAATCCTGTTCCTACAAATGGGTCAAAATATCTTACAACTGCTGGTGGTGCATTATGAAGTACTCGTTTAACTTCAACTGAACTAGTTGTTACTGTAATACCTAATGATTGAGATATTGCAGCTTTTAAACTATATGTTTGTTGGCCAGGAACCATATCGATAGCAAGTGTTTGCCATTTTAAATTTCCGCCGCTATCTGCTTCAGTACCATATGCTTTTGACAGTTTAGTAATATAGCCAAATGTATTTCCAACTAATGCACCTGTCAGACTAGAACCACTTAAAAATGATGATCCTGTATTTACACCTAATGTATTAATCAAATTGTTAACAATATTAACTTGATTAACTTGATTTGAATATTCAATTGCTGCTGCTTCAAATGCTGTATAAAAGTTGATAGATTGTAATTCAACATCCATAATTGGATATCCTAGCTGTTGTGCAGCTGCTTTTGCAAATTTATCAGCGTGATTTTGGAATACAGTATCTGTATCAAAAAATCCAAATGGAGTTGAACCCGCCGAAAAAGACGAACTTCCTGGCCAAATTGGTTTATTTTCACTGTAATCCATTACTTATCCTCTTTATATATAAATATCAATATGTTTCATTTAGAAGTTTTAAAATTTCATTTAATGATTCATGTCGATGGTTATCTGTTAAAATGATTTCATTAACATATTGTGATTTCGTTAATTTCGGAACTTCATGAACCGCGGAATCGTTTGAAAATTTTAAATCTATTTGATAACGGTCTCCTGTAAGTATCATGATACTGTCTTTGCCTAATCTAGATACTACCATTTGTAATTGTTGTTTTGTTAGATTTTGAAATTCATCTACTATGCAAATTGCATTATCAAATGTACGTCCTCTAAAATGAGCTAAAGAAACTAATTCAATGTTTTCTTCTTTTTCCATTTTATCTAATAGTTCCGGTTTATTATAAACCTTGCGCATATTACTGCGAATTGGAACTAACCATGGATCCATTTTTTCTTGCAATGATCCTGGCAAGAATCCATTATCTTCATTTGATACTGTAGGACGGGTCATGATGATTTTATCAATGCGTCGTTTAAAAAACATATCTAATGCAATTTGCACCGCTAACAATGTTTTTCCAGACCCAGCTTTACCTAATAAAAAGTTGAATGGTGTTTCTATAATTTTTGCTTTTGCTTCTTTTTGTTCTTCTGATAACGTTACTGAAAATTTAATATCAGTTTTTGGTGGAGTTTTGTCCTTGTTTGTTATAGACATAAATAACCTTAATTTAAATTAAAATAATTTTGTAAGTGTAGATTCACGAAGTGTCATGTCTTTAAGAGTTTCAATTTTTCCTAAACATGCTTTACGTAATGCTAAATAAGTTTCACGCGGTGAATGTGGTGTCATAACTTTAATTGTTATTAATTCTTTATCAGTCCCAAGATCTTGTTCGATATGGACCATTAATACTAAACTTATTGCTCTGATACGATCTAGCACATCAACTAATCGTCCATCGTAACGGATAATTGTCTGCATTGAATATTTGTTATGTGGAACTGCCATATTAATTTCTTTTTATATAAATATTCGGACAGTAAAAAAGGGTGACCGAAGCCACCCTCTCTTATTACCATTAACTAATTAAATCGTTAAATAATTAATTCAATTAACTATTAAATAGTATCTAATCCGTGAACGTATACTTTTCCGTAGAATTCAGAACGAACTACTTTCTTCGCGTAACGTGTCATGACACCTTTACGTGGAGTGAAGTTAACTGGATCATATACTAATGGAGTCATGATAAGTGGAATATAAGGACTAAATACAGCTCCTGTTTCAAGGAATTGTGATCCTCTGAAGCCCATTAGAATTACATTCTCTTTCATGTATGGGTTTTTGTAAACTGTGTAACGGTTATTGATTGCACCAATTTTTTGTACACCTGCCGCAAATTCCATTTTAGTACCATCTGTATCAGCTGCAAATCCTGGGATAGACTCAAGGATTGTTGCTACTGCTGGACTTGTTACTAAGAAGTTAGCAC